CAGCAATAAGCGTTTCGCCCTGCTTATCATAGCATCTGTAATAGCAACGGTTGCTTCCTGCTCCTGCAAGTTGTTCTATTTTCTCGGCATGAAAGCCCTTATATTCAAAATATAACTGCGCAATCTTTTCCATAATCACAATTGTATAGCCATTTTAAAGATTATCATTTTTCTTCTTTGAAAAGAACTCTACAAAGAAATGTTCAATAACAAAGAGCAACAAAACGATACCCAATGACATAAAGAAAGATTGGGTTATATAGAGCAAACCGCATGTAATAATGAGAAATGCTACAAAAACTTTCCAGCTTATTCCTATTTTTTTCATGCTACAAAGATAGTGATTATTATTAAAACAGAATACATAAAAAGAAAAAAGAGAGCCTTTTCAGACTCTCTTGCGGTGCGTACGGGGGACATCACCTATTTCCTTCTAACTCATTGTGAATCAGCGATTTTCTACTTTATGAAACCATCTAAATGAACACTTTGTGAACAGTACCACTTGGCGTGTCTCTCAGATTCTTGATACGAAGATATAACTATTTTTTGATTCCTGCAAATTTTTCAAGCAATAGATTTTCAGCAAATTACAGCATTTCCTTGCACATGTCTCACTTAACCGAAAACAACTTCCTCACTATCAGGACACAATTCGATGCACACTCTTTGGAAAACCAATAAAAATTTTTTAGAATTAGCTGTGTAATAACCGTTTATAGATACAAAAACCACCCTCCAGCGTAGTCATCTGGAAGGTGGAAAACAATGAAAACACATCGCAACAACAAGAAACGAATGTATCTTTATTTTAGTGTAATGATCGAAACAAGACCAGCTTCAATCATATTAGACATCTCATCCATAGGAATGCCGTACAATTCGATACTGCCACTCTCAGCGTCAACAGCGAGAAAGATATAGAATAAAAAGTCGGTATCCTTGAGCTTAGCAATATAACTGCGGCCATCAATGGTGAGCACATAAGTTTTACCAACCACCATATCTCTATGTCCGCTTACAGGAGATAAATCTACAGTCGATGTATATGTAATAGCACTCGAAACATTTGGCTGAACAAGTTGGCCATGATTATCACAGGTAAAATGATGATTGGTGTCATCAACAAGTACATGTATGCCAATTCCATCGCCCTCTTGGCAATGGAATAATTCAACCATTACTATATCCTCATTAGCCTTCTCACAATGAATTTTCTCCTGAAGTGCGTAACCGAGAAGGAACCATATGTTTTCCTCAATCCTCTTTAGGCAAATCTCTTTACCGATATTCTCATCATAATTGGCAGGATCCACGCAGGTAGTTGATTCACGCAATGTAAAACCATTCTTCATACGCACGGTGACGTATGTGCAAGGCTTGCCAAACTCCATAACTGTGCGGACAATCACGTCTTGCATGTTAGCCTGCACTTCTTCTTTGGTAACTTTGTTCTTTTCCATATATAATAATGTATTAAAAACTTAGCAGAGCTACGATAGATAAGATAGCAAGGACTATCCAGAATACAATTGGGAATATCATGCCAGCAAGAATATCTGCCCAGTCAATCTTATTACCATACTGTTTATCTTTAACCTCCAGCGAGAACATTGTGGCAAAAGTCGCCACTGTAGAGTTAACACCAGCACCCCATATAGGAGAGCCTGTTGCTGCACTGGAGATAAATACAAAGAAGAACACTGCCACTCCACCAAGGAAGTGCCATAAGTGTGTCACATCATTTAAAAATACATCTATAACAGTCCAATACTTTTTCATTACTATAAGTTTGTTTAATATGAATAGCTGTATAAATTAGTAAGCGTTTTAAAAAAGGGGGGAAATGTTATCACAACATCTCTCCCTATCTAATCATTAAAAATTTTAAAAAATGAAAATAAAAAAAGTAATAAAATAAAAAAACGCAAAGTTGACGTAGACAGGCTCGAACTGCCGACTTTCACAATATCAGTGTGACGCTCTAACCAACTGAGCTATACGTCAAGCTGGGAGTCCTCCCAAATTACACCGTTTTTGTACTCCAGCACGGTATCACGCCGCTGACCAACGATTCAGATCCGATGTGGTGCGCTTCACAGAGGATTATGGCCAACCTCTGAACTTCTTAAGCGTTCGGAGAGCTTCGATTCCGTCGCGATTCAGACTCATTTTCTCCACTGGGCGAAGTGCTTGCGATCATATACATACCAACTTTCTTGCTGGTGATCATAAGCCTCTCGTTCAAATGAAATCATCCTGTATGCAGTATGGTTAAACCCATAGCAAATCAGGTTAACAATCCATTCCAACACATAGCAGAGATAGAAGAATATATAAAACATCTCCTTCATCTGTGCAGTGTGAATACTTTCATGATTAATCATAACAGGCGTTATTTGTATGTTCTTTCTTACGAACAGAACGCCAAAGAGATTGATAGCAGCAAATCCCTTGAATGGAATGATATTGTTTCTAATGATTTTCATTGCCAGTATATTTGCCTTCGGAGGTGGGATCGAACCACCGATTGACCATATTGCGTCAGCTCAGGTCAGTACATTACCTCTCTGCCATCCGAAGAAATGCTGGGAGTGGGTGAACACTCACCAGCGGTCTTTTCGTCCAACTCTACTTTAGTGGGGGTCTTAATTCTTTTATGTCCATTAAACCAACAAACTTATACTTCAGGAAGCCCTTACGAACTTCAACGAAGGCGGTCTTAAACACGGTGTTGTTCTCCAGATAATGGACAGTCTGGTATGTTACCAGCGAGTCATTCTTGTTTACTTCTGCAAGAGGCATAAACTCTATACAAGTTGCCTTTACAGAGTCACGCTGTTCGATTGCTTGTGCAACCTTCTGACGGTCAGTATTGCCTCCAAGAGGAGCAGCCCAGCCATACAGCGTCATCGATAGGATTATTACAGCTATCGCTGACACAAATCCAATAAACACTTTCTTTGTATTCATCATAATAAATTAAAGATCTCTTTGCGGAAAGGGCAGGATTTGAACCTGCGAACCGATTACTCTCGATTGTCTCCTTAGCGGGGAGGTGCTTTAAACCACTCAGCCACCTTTCCAATAAAAGCCATCAGGATAAACTTGAATCACTAACTCACTAAGATACCAATGGCTTTATAATTGACTTACTGTGCACTTACACCAAATGTAGTCTATTGACCCAACACTGAAGCATATTACGCTTCTCTTGTAAATCCTGCGTTGCGGGAGTTCGACTCGAACGAACGACCTCCAGGTAATGAGCCTGGCGAGCTACCAACTGCTCTATCCCGCGATATAAGTTAAAAAATCCCAACTATTTTCACAAACCGCTGGGGGAGGTAATTATTATGGATAATCTATTTTTATCAATATTGTAATATTGCTACATAAATGAATAGCTAAAACATCGATATAGGTTTGAAAAAACCCCAACTATTTTCACAAACCGCTGGAAAAATATCTTATATGGTCAATTACTTTCTATGATTTGAATTATTTACCTTCTATAGAATTACTTTAATCTCTCTTGGAAAATGGCTCTTATTTTTTGGGCATCTGCTTCGGCTTGCCCTCGTTCTTCTAAGAGATAGTAATTACCTGAATTATAGTTGTAGTCGTCATGTGGAGTTATACAATCTTCAGTTTCTACAACTTCTAAAAATTGATTTATATGTAAATAAGTGTCTTCATATGATACACGCTTTCTAATCTTCTCCATTTTCTTTATTTCTTCATTCCACCGTAAACTCTTTTCGTTTAGCTCGTCGAAGAACTTTTGCTTTTCTTCTTCTGTGGCGTGGCGAAATGATGAAGTCTTCCAAGTAGAGCTACAATTCCCTTGATTATGATAGTGTGAATAAAAATCAATTGAAAATTCATTTTTATACTCCTTAAAGATAGCTATTGTACCTGTGGCTTTCGAGTGCAAAATATCACCATCTTTAAACTCTTTTTGCTCTTCGATAATAATTTGATTATCTTCGATAATTGCTTTACAATTTTCAGGGATATTAATTCTATCCCCTGTGTTTAGTTTTATTTCCATAGTTATTTCTTTGTGTTTAGTGATTGAACCTTAACTGTTCTACTTGTGAACCTGCCTGTTCTTTTCCTATATTCGTAATAAGTAGTTCCATTTGCGTTGGTAAAATAGACTCTTTCCCCCGTCTCGCAATCTCTAAAACGATATACTTTTACACCATTGCATTCAAATAGAAACACTACGTCATGGTCCTTTAATCTTTGTTCATACTCCAGCTTTCGTATTTGCTCTTTTGTTAATTTTGGCTTTGGCGGTTCTGGCTTCTTTCTAATCTCGTAGCCACAAGAAGACACCGTTAATGCTAAAGCCATTAATAAAATTAGTTTTTTCATTACAATAACCTTATTTTTTAATTTGTGGAATTTCCATCCAATACTTTACATCAGTTACTTCTTCATCACTAATTGTGTCATAAAAACAATTGTCAGTTACGGAGAAATATCCAACAAATAACTCAATGTCATTTTGACATAGGATATTCTTATTGTTAGGTGGTAAATCTCCTTCAGCAACAGAGTACCATGGAGTTATTGTATTATTTTTGTAGAATGATAACATATCTCTACATTTGCACTTAATAGTTGGAAGGTTATGTGCAACATTACCAGATGTAGTAATATCACAAACTTGAGAAATACTCTTTAAAGTAGCGATGAATATTTCATCCATTTCTTTTTGTGTAATCATAATCATATCTGTTAATCTCTATTAAATCCTGACATTATTAAGCCAAGTATAATTGTTATTATAATTGCTGCTGAAACGAGCAAAAGAGAACACTCAATTGCGCTTAATTCTGAAATTAATTTCTTAATCATAATTTTCTGATTATTTAAAAATTCTATTTATTATCAACGCTGCTGTAACGCCCCATCCGCTGAATGCTATTGTGTATGCAATCCATCTTACTATAGAAAATCTCTCCAATGCTTCAGCATAGCTATTTTTGAATTTAATAGCATCACCAAATTTATTCTCAAAGGTTTCCATGCAGGCATCAGACAATATCCTTTCTATCTTCCTACGGCCTTTCTCTGTGATGATAGGACTAAATTCATCGTTTTTGTACAAGCCATTCTCATGTGAGAAAACATGAGAGTAGTAAACAGTATCTCCATTGTATTTTTCTTGAAACCCAACTCTAATATCAATTCTAAAGACACCACGTTCTTGGTAATATTTCTCTGCCAGGTCACGGATTTTAGTATCGTTCAACTCGGCTTTTTCTTGAAGTTGATTGTACTCTCGTTCTTCTAATTGAATAATCTTTTCCATAATTATATTTCTGTTAAATTGAACAATTCTGCTTGCGTCATTCCATCGTAATATGGAGGAAGATTTCGGATCATAGTATCTACATCTTCATACCATTGTTTAGAAACTTTCCATTCATTTTCGCTGTATTGGAATCCCCAGCCCGTTCCAAATCTCTCGACCATCTTATCACGTGCCTCTTCGTAAGTCTCGGCTTCTTCAACGTGAAAACAATTGTGATGCTCGACATCATTCAGCATAAATGTAAAATAATATCGTTCCATAATTATCTTCTTTTAGCTTTATTCTTTCGTTTTCTATTTCTATTATTTGCGTATGGCGTTGAACCGCTACGATTCTTTTTAGGCGCACATACAACCCTATGCAGATACTCGTCTACAAAACTTGGCTGAAGAACAAACATTCTTGCCATTGGAACTTCCGTAAAAAATTGTTCGTGCTCCATATTTATCTTATGTATAAAATCTTAGCTACGCTTCCCTTCTTATCAATCGCCTCTAACATTTCTGCCTTAGTGATCACTGAAAGTTTATTTCTATCTACATTGTGTAAAAGTGCTTTTTTTAGGTAAAAACCAGATGAACTTAACTCATCATTATTACCTGTAATAGAACATAACTCTACTGCTTCAAGAACTGGCTCGTTAGAGATTTCTTTAACTCCTACAATTCTATAATGTGTGTCTTCGTATTTTACATACTTACCAACGAGTTCTTTATAAAACTCATCTGTGTGTTGATTTTCTTCGTGTGTCATGATATAAAATCGTTCTTATCTATATAATTTATACATTTTCGGCCATGTCGTTTAATGCTTTGTTGTCTACAATATAGCCATACTCAATTCGCCTTAAAATTATAAATTGGTCTTATTCCCTCCACAATACCTGCCGTAGGCTTGATTGCCTCCATAATCTCACTAATAGGCTTGTAAACTTGTGGAGCTTCGTCTATTGTAGAATCATTTACAGACGTTGTATAAACACCTTGCATAGAATCTTCGTATTCTTTCATCGAGATAACCTCTTTTGCCTTGTTTCGGCTCATTAATCTTCCTGCGCCATGTGGAGCAGAGCAATTCCAATCAGCGTTACCCTTGCCAAAACATATCAGAGATCCATCACGCATATTTATAGGAACTATAAAGCATTCATCCTTTTGTGCGCTTACTGCACCCTTGCGAAGTATCATGTTCTTTGTATCAATGTAGTTGTGAATGGTTTCAAATGTACTTGCAACACGTAAGCCCATGTGTTCTAATATCAGTTCGGCAATAGTCTTTCTGTTAAGAGAAGCAAATTGCTGAACCATCTCCATATCGTTGATGTAGTCCTCGAAGTCCTTTCCCTCTACATAAGCAAGTTCCTTGCTGACCTTTATAGGCTGCAATTTCCTTAATTCAGTACTTATATCCTTTTCACGACCTTGCGACTTCAATCTCTCTATTATCTCTTTCTTTTTGTCTGTAGAAGTGTTCAACCTTTCGTATGCAAGGTTTTGATAATAGTTACATACTCCAACTCCAAGATTACGACTTCCAGAATGTATAACAAGATATAGTCTTCCATCTTCGCTCCTATCTACTTCAATGAAATGATTGCCACCTCCAAGAGAACCAATAGACTGTAATGCTCTCTGTATGTCTACATGTTTTGCACATCTTAGATTTGAGAAGTCAAACGGCTTAACAGGCTTGTCATGTACGCTGAATCCTGACGGCACAAGTTTGCGTATTGTTTCGTCCAGCTTTCCAAAGTCAATATCTCGCTCTTGAAGTTCTACAACCAACATGCCGCAGCCAATATCCACACCAACAAGATTTGGAGTAACCTTATCTGTAATAGTCATAGTCGTGCCAATAGTACAACCTTTCCCTGCATGACTATCTGGCATAATACGAATTTTAGCATTCTGATACGGCTCAAAGTTGGCTAACATCTTGATTTGGTCGTATGCTTCCTGCTCAAATGTTTCGGCAAATACTTTTACTTCATTGCCAATAAAGTTCTTTATAATCTTCATTATCTTTTTTTTCAGTTCTTTGATTAGTTCATCGGCAAACCTAATGATTTGCTAAAGCGACAGCTGGTTTGCCGTTATATCCATTTTACATGTTATTTTTTAGTTAAAAAAGAACGCAGTCCGTGAGGATTACGTTCCAATAAAAACCACAAAATAATCTATAAATGAAAACAAAAAGCTCTTATTTTCTCATCTTTACATAATTCCTAAACACCGTTAGGAATTGCGAATGTGTCGCCATTTCGGGTATCGCTGATGCTTTTTGCAAAAGTTTTGCACGCTGTTTCGGTGTGCTTTCTTCATAAAACATTCTTAAAGCCCTTACGAAACTTTTCTTGCTTCTAAAATATAATGTTTTAAACTCTTCACTATTCCACAATAATGCAAGTTCTTCGGCATTTTCACCTTTCTCAAAAGTGAAATTATCATCCTTAATTCTTCTTGTATCAAATTCTTTTTTAGGAAATAAAATCGCTGCATAAGACAAAGCTATTTTATGTCTCTCCATAAATTCTTTGAGTTCTTTATAACAACTACCTTCTTTTGTTTCCTTAAAATTTAAAAACTCCTCAGTTCTCCATTGTGATTGATGTCTATTGAATAACATCATCGCACGTTCTGCAAATTCAGAAGGCATCACAACGAAATAAATTGGCTTTCCTAATTGTTGGCACGCATCAAAACGATGCTGTCCGTCAACGATTCTAAAATCTTCACTTACAATGATTGGCGAATACTTTGTTAAGTCAAGTTCTTCTATAGACTTTACCAATACATTTCTTTTCTTAATATCTCTATTCCCATCTAATTTTTTAAAGAGAGAATAATCTAAAGTTTTCTTTATTTCCATAATTGTATTTTTTATTAAAAAAATAACGCTATTTTAGAAAATATAATCCACAAAAAACAATAAAAACGAATTGTGCCACTGAGAAAGGGCTTTTCGTTTGCTCACAAAATAAGCCCCTAACATTTGACTGCTAAGGGCTTATATTTACAAGATTAAAGATATTTCTCGAAACTTATTCTTGTAAAACATCTGAATAGTTAGCCATCAGCCAATCTGTTAACTCCTTCATTGCAGTTGCTAACCTCGTAGGCGTGCCTCTGTGAAAATTTAAATCCTCTAACATCGTTGCTTTTTGTGTGTCATTGAATTTTCCTTTTTCAAATTTAACGACAATTCCCGCTATCGTGTCGGTTGCTACAAACCAATTCTCACGCTCTGCTGATTTCTGCAATAAATATCTTTCCATATTGTTACTTTTTAAAGGTAAGGGGTCGCCCCCTACTCTATATTATTTTTCATATTCCAGAACCACAGCAACATACTCTTCTACATTTCGGCCTAATTCCATCTTAGCCAAATACTTTGGTAAAACATCTGTAAAATCACCATTGCAAGATTTTGAAATAAATTCACCATCTGAAAGATTTTCGATTTTTGCTTTTACTTCGTTCATTTCAGCTAAGAATTTTTCAATTTCTTCCTCGCTCTTTTCTTCTTCTTTCATCCATTCTAAAGTCTCATCTATATCAACTTCTTGAAAGTAGTTGGCGTCACCTTTGAAGAATTGGATAACTTCTCCTTTGTCGTTTTTGTATTGTTCGAGCAGATTAAAACCATAGTCTAATCCTACATAATCATCACTGTAAACTACACATTCGACTTCTTCTAAGTTGTCATCCTCTTTTCGTATAACGTGGATATTGTCTTCTAACTTGTATTCTTTTGCAAATTTAACTACTTTATTGAAGTCAAAAAAATCGTAAACTACAATACCTAAATCTTTAACATTTGCGACCTTTAAACCTTTTTCTTTTGCGATGTTTATTAATTCTTGAGTTGTCATAGTCGTATTCTTTATATGGTTAATATTTTATTTGTATGATGTAAATCTTACCTCTTGTTTTTAGTCTTCTATCTTGAACAAAATTCCAATTTGCTTGCGTGTTCCATCAAACTCATAATCAACGCTCTTCTTGTCATAGATTGCGAAAGGTTCGTCACATCCGTCGCAAGTAACTGAGAACTTGTCGTCACCTACTTCTTCAATATGTCTTCCATTGCAGAACTCTCCTTCTACTGCTTTTGCGTAAAGGTCAAATGGTGCAACTTCATGGCCAACGTATCTAATGTCTCTCCCAGGTTTAGTTTCAAACTCTGCGATTTCAATGAAGCTCTCATCATCTTTAAACTTGTTTGCAAGTTCTTCAATCTCTGCAAAGTTATTAAAACCTAAGAGAGCTGCTGTACCATTACGAAACTCTTCGATTCTGTAAAGTGGGTAATTTCCGAAAACGAAATCTGAAAAATTTTTAATTGTTGCCATAATAGAATTTGTTAAATTGTTGTTTTTTTTGAATTTTAAATACATGCTTGATATAGTCACCAAGCATGTATTTCTTAACATTATGTTTATAATCACTTGTTACCGAAATCAGCTGGAGTTTCACCCCATCGTTTGTTATCCCAGTGTCTGACATCAATAGTGTCAACGTCAGCCGCCAGAATGCGGAGAAAAAGCTCAGCTTTATTCAGGTCTTTGTTTTTTTTGTTTGAAGCTGTTGATTTTGCATTGAACCATGCAATTGCAGTTTTTGAGTCTGTATAAATTATACGAGGCTGGAAGTCGTTTTCAATAATATACTTGATTGCTTCTACCACGCCCAAGAACTCACCGATGTTTACTGTCTGGTTGCCAAGGTTCTTGTAAAAGATTTGTTTTCCAGTAGAGAGATCGATTCCTTGATACTCAGTCATCAAATTCTTTGTGGAATGAGCAGCATCGGTAGCGATCCCCCTTGTAGGTCTTACATTACTCATTTAATTCTTTTGCCTTTGTTGTATCTGTCATGAGTCATCAGGTTCAAGATGTTAGCAGCAGCATGGTCGAAATCATCAATTACTTGCACGATGTCTTTTACGTCTACACGCTTCTCCAACACCTTTCGGAACTCCTTTATGTCGCACACTGAAGGCTTACGTCCATTAAAAGGGTCGAAGCGTAGTGTTTTGTTTCCGAATTTGATTTCCACCAAGTAGATATTGTTCTTAATGTATTGGGTGTGTATTGTAGCTTTAAACTGTACAGGTTCAGCTGCAATTACTACATATCCATTACAGTCTGCCATTGGAACGAGCGTACAATCATAAAGTACATTAATAAGAATGTCATTGGCCAATGCTTTGTCAACCACACAAATTTTCTTAGGGTGTGGTGAATCCTGACGTACCCCATTTACTCTCCCACTCTTAGGATTCTGAGATACAAAACTAATCATTGCGTCTGTGCGTTCAGATTTACAGAACTTCAACTTAGTATATATACGGGCTGTCTTGTGTTCGCCCTCATGGGCATATGAATTTAATTTCATGGATTTGTTTGAATTTTATACAATGTTTATTAGAGTCGTTTAAGTTTCTGGTATAACTCTACAAATTACTACTTTAAAATATAATTTTCAAATTGCACTTGAAAGTGCCAATATGACAAAACGGTCAAGCGCAGGGTCTATAAACACCTAAGCACTTAACCGTTTGCATAACTTTGGTTAAGTGTTAAAATCAATAATCTCGTTCTTTATCAGTCTCAATTTGTTTAATGTCTGGAAAATCAAATTTCCCAGCGTCGTTTCTATACTCGATGATACGCAATTCGTAAGTATCTCCAAGATCTGATAATTTACATATATCATCATCTGGAAATTCTTCCGTGTGTCCATCGTTGAAGATCGCCATATACTGTCCATCTATATGGAAAAGTATTAAGGCGTTTGGGTACTGCTGTTTGTAGTAGCAGTACGCATCAATTTGTCTTGTGTTCATAATAAATTTTGGTTACACTTCTATTGATTTGGCAACACAGGCCTCACACCTGCTATCGCCTCTCATATATTCTCTATGAGATATGCGCTTGTTGCATTCAGTACAATAATACCAACGGCGATGTTTGGAATAAATTGCATTGCGAACCCGTTCGATAGTGACATCGTATTTGTTTGCGATAGCCAGCATAATCTGACCAGGTTTATATTTCGCCATGTTCTTAATGCGCTTGTAATCATCCTTGATTAGCACATTAAATACTGTAGGTTCATGCAACATTTGCATAGAGTACAGCTTCTGAAGGGTTTCATACGGCACATCCAGGGCTGTTGATAGTTTGAACAATTCAGTATCTGTCAGTTGAATCATTAACTATTTATTTGATAAATTAGTAAGACCTGTCCACCAAGCATATAGAATAGCACAGCCGATACCAAACACGATAAGCCGCATCCAGGAATCATTTATTATAGTGCATAACCCAATAACAGCAAAAGCGATGAATGCAGGTAGAGTAATAATCATTATAAAAATTGGAGCACGTATGAACGTCAACCGAAAAAGTTCTAATTGCGTTTCTTTTCGTTCTTTGTAAAAAACTGTATAATATATTGACCCTGGTATAAATATCAGTGTTAATATCCAATAAATTGTCATACTGGGTAAGTACGACATGTTAAATCGTGTCTTAGCGAATATGAACAAAAACTCCAATGCAAGATATGTCGCAGCACAGATCAAAAACCGAACTATTTTTAATTTTGTTGGTTCTCTAAACCACATGCTTCACCTCCTTTCTTTTTTATCGTTATCACAGCACCACAGGTGTCGCAAATTTTTAGCATGATGTCAATTGTCAAGGTGTTCTTTCGTATCTCAGCGTAAGCTATAGCTTGACGAGAAACCCCAATTGTTGATGCTATGTTTTCTTGTGTATAGCCAGCGTTTTTCCGAATATCGATTATGGTGCTTAGCAAAGTGTCGTAGTTGTCAATAACCACATCGGTGCCTGCATAATGTATCTCCAACTCGATGCCGATACACTGGCAATAGGCCAGCATTCTGTTTGTGTCATAATTGAACTTGCCGCCTTCCAATCGGTAAATTGCATCTTGAAGGACATTCAATGTATAGCAAATATCCTTCATCTTAATATCAGTGGCCTTGCGAATAGCCGCAAGCTGTGCACTAAACTCTTGTCTTGTCATATTTTTATATTTTTGTACAAAGATACTAATATTATTTAAGTTATGCAATAAATTGGCGTTCTTTGTAAATCTCTTCCAAACACTGTTTAGCGAAATCCTCTGTCAAAAAACCTATGTCAGACAGAAATTCCACCGCATTTTGCAATAACTCCAAGTGTTCAGCGTCTTTCCAATTCTCTTTTATTGTTACTGCCATATTATTCTGCAATTAAGTCATCAAGCTCAGTTTGACATGACTCTAAGTCATCCATAATGAGTTGCATATTGTCAATATAGTCTTGCATCTTATCGCCCTTAGACGATGATTGCAGCGATTCTGGAAGATTATCGAATGCTTCTTCTTCTTCTTCCATAATACATTCAATCTCATCAATAACGTCCCTAATCATGTTAGAGACATCCGATAGTCTATTTCTTCTTTCTTTGTTCATTTTTTTTGAATTTAATTTGAAACTCACTTGTAAGATAATGTCGGTTGTGTCTGCCACTTCCGCCATTTTATTATAGTACTCCTCAAGGAGCGCAAGCATGATTCTATTGCTCTCCTCATGGGTCATAGTTTTCCATGACACCTCCAGCTCATTTGCTATTTTCTTTGCAGGTTCAAGGAACTTGCTTGTGTCTGGTAGCTCATTGATGTCATAGACGACTTCCTGTGTTGAAGCAAACAACAGCTTGCTCAACTCAATATACTCAAAATAAGCCGTACGGAGAGCGGCCAGATTAGTTTCTGCGCTCTCCGTAGGTTTCTTGTTGCCGCGAATCCTATCCGACATGGTTATGAGTGTTAGACCATGTAATGAAAGTAGCACGCATATATGGCAATAGCTTAGTTACATCTCCTTTCAGTTCTTTTATAGGAACCAAAGGAACTGCGTTGTAAGCTACATACAGTTCGCCATTGTATTCTACTACATTTACCAATTCACTTGCTCTGCGGTTGTTTCTTGCAGTTCTTTGTGCAACTTGACGCTCATTACGGCGTTTTAACCAGTCAGATACGATTTGCTTGAAGTTAATCATTGTTTTTTACATTGTTTGAAGAATTAAATTTGAAGTTAGACATGACTGGAAACTTCCAGCCTCAATTATTCTATTACTTGTACTCGTTCCGAATATAGCAGTCTGTTATAAGTAATCGTACACACTACACGGAATGCAGCCGAGTTCTGGTCATAGTACTGAAGAAAAACTCCAGATTGAATCTTATGAGGATACATTCCATTGGTGCTTTTGAAGTTACAGAAATCACTACGATGGACTTGTTTCATAATATATACTATTTTAATTTGTTTAACTTGCCGCTCACATACAATTGCTGTTTGCGTCGACGATATTCTCTTTTGTGCTCCGTCCAGTATTCCTTAGAACGAGGTTTAGGTTTCGCTCTACTGGAAGGACGTATAATGTTTTGCACGTTTGATTTTGAGCAACCAAACATATCAGCCAAGTCTTGATAGCTGTACCCCTTCTCATGTAAAATGCGGATTGCATCATGCTGTTTGGTGGTCAGTTTACGTCTTTGATCAAAGCTGGTGTGCTCAATCTTTATTTGTTCACTTTTATAAGGCATTAAAAATTCAATAATATGAGTGACCTACGATGATAACAGTATAATATTTCGACCAATAGCCTCATTAAATGCCTTACACATCTCTTCGGTCTCGGTATCACCATCAATCTTGTCCTCATTAATTAGGTCATAAACGTCTTCCAGGAACTCTACACCAATACCACAATTAATAAACTTATAGAGTTCTTCCAGTTCGGTAATTGTATTACAACGACAAACAACACTTGAAAATTCATAATCGCACCAGCCTTTTAACGCAGACAAGCGGTCATCAACAGATGCTTCGTTGTATGACTTCAGACTATTTTGACTATACCTCTTATAGAGATCATTCATCAGATTTGTGTTCATAAGATAATATATTTTAATTGAATAATTACTCTGATATTTGATTGTTGGGCAACATACTTACAAGTCCTAACTGATGTGCTACTCTCTCCATCTCTTTGTAGGCAATGGCATGACATCCAGCAATCATTATATCGTTCTGGTAGCGTGATACGAAGAATGATGACATGGTTGCTTTAACACGCTCTCCAGCAATGAACTCAGTATCGTTTGCATGCCATCTGGAAATAATGGTCCAGAGGCGTTCGCATTCTGTTTTAGTTATCTTAATACCTTTCGACGTTTCCACCATTCTGCCCTTCACTCGTAACAACACGTTTCCACCGTAGAACAAAGAGGTGTTAGTAAAGGGTATATTTACATTATAACCCTCATGCCACAAATCTCTACGCCCTTCATTTCCACGTTCTTGAATCACTCTCTGGACATATGACCACTGTTCTTGTTCTTTCTTGCGACGCAATTCATCATTGATGAGACGTTGTGGGGCATTATTTCTATATGTCTCCTGAGCTTTAAGAATACTCTGCTGACGTTTATTCCAAGCATCATAGGTACCAGAGCCGTTAATGGCGTCACAAATCTCATCCAGCTCTCTGTGTTCATAACAGAGCTTTAAAAACTTTCTCACTAACGATGCTGACAAGCCATACTTTTTACTACCATAGCTACTATAGTAATAATAAACAGGCATCAACGCTTCAAACTCTCGAATAGGCATACGAAGTAGCTTTGGAATAGTAGTGTCTCCAGTAAAGTCCAACCATCTCTTCAGTTCATTAAAGCCGTGATAGCTTACCGATGTGTTGAGCTTACGAGCCGTTACCATATTCTGACACACAATCAGCTCGTCCATAATGTATCGAAGTCCAAAACGAATACGAATACGTGCTGAATATTCAGAGTCACCATAGTTACAATTGCTAATGATTTCCCCGTTACCCCAGTTTGCAAACTTACAATGGAATGTTGTTTCTCCAACTGGCACAGCGGAACGTGCGATACTCTGATGTTTGCCTGTACTGCGTGAATATGACACATCATTTAGAAGGTAAGCGACCTTTCCATTTACTTCGATGCGCTGAGCGATACAGGTTGAGTATGAATAAAAACAGCCTTTAGAATGAGATGTAGATGATCCGTTGTGCATTTTGTCGAGATTGTGTGCCCAAGCGTGAGCAACACTGTCATTTGAATATGCCATAATTTTAAATATTTGCGTTGTTGTTTGTATATGAATAGATAGCTTGTCCTGTTTGGGGGTGACAAGCTATACGAAAATTTTGTTAAAAGAAGCCACATACTCTCATTGAGAAAGTTGTGGCTTCGTGGCGGAATCAGTAAAAACCGCCGATGATTATATTATGGAAAACTAAAATATCTTTGTTTGGTTAGTTTTCAAATAGTGCACTATAAATACGATAGGCAAACTCTTCATAAGTTAACCATACAGCGTAATTGAAACGAGGCTGTTTGCTGGTGTCTAAGATGCTTACGCCCATTTCAGATTCCAGCTCAGCGATATATTCATCAATACTCTCCATATTGTTAATATATATCTTACGGGTGTCATTATAGTAAACAAGACCACCAACCAGCCCAGACTGACAACCTCCATGCTGAAGGTCACAAAAGAAATCTTCCGCAGCCTGATATTGGAGTATGTTACTGACATAGCTATCAATGAACTCTTCTGCAAAACCCCACTCTACATCTGTCACCTCAGTTATAATTTCTTTAATAGCTCCTTCGAGATCGAAGTTTGACACTTTGTGATCATCGCTACTCTGATGTTCAATACAATACTCATACCAAGCCTTCATGTCTTGATCTTCAGCCATATCGTATGCACTACCATCATATTCGGCAAGCATTTCTTTAGTTATTGGCTTACCAACAATGCCCTTCAACATTTCAACCTGTTCCTTGTGTGTTTGTTCTTCAAACCAAGACATAAAACTCTCTTGGAAATCACGATAAAATCTTGTTTGTCCCATAATACGTTGTTTAATTGTTTATTGTAAAGGTATTCTTGTATGTTTAATCGTTGTTCTTGTTAAATTTTTCAAGATCTGCAAAACTATCAAAACCGCAGAGGCTGGCAATATAGTCTTCCTCAAACCAGAACAAGTCGTTCAAGTAGGTTTCATTAATACCATCTGGAAATGCCATCTCCAGAGCTTGTTCCACTTGGTCCATTTGCTCTTCAGTAAGAACACTCGCTCTATCTGCTCCACCGCTCCAGAACTCGAAGCTGTTCAAGCTATTTTCAGTTATAATCTTCATAGTTTTCCATTTTTAAAGTGAATATTACATTATCTGTGCACCGTCTCAGGAATCGAACCTGAAGGACATGACCCTGACACCAGTCGACGGTTAACCAACTATGTGGTTAGATTATTGGTGCCATGATGCCACCTTTGCCTCAATTTCGATGTTGTTATCTGTAATCGCCTTTTTTAGTAGACCAAGCAGTCTCCAGCCTTCCTGAGCATACTCTTCTGCTTTTTGGTCGAGGAAAACAAGCGACTGGCTCTTAGATAGCCTCTGATTCTCATCATTCCACAAGAAACAACCATGAAAGCGAATCATGTTCTGGAATGTGAAGTAAGCACCAGAGCCTTTGTAAGCATCAACCCACGCAGGACATTGAGGTGTGTTCCAGTTCAATTTCTCACGCTGTTTGTTGAAATTTTGCACAGCGTAAAACAACTCTACAGGACTCTTTGCATATTTAATATTCCACGCAAGGTCAAATAGAGGGCTGTATAACTTCTTGCGGACATCGGTTATAAAAATATGTCTACCACCAACGGTAACATAAGGAATGCCCTTGCACTTCTTAACTTTCTTGTTATCCACAAACTTCTTTAGTTCTTTCATATAGTGCATAGCCATTTCATAAGCCACTTGCTGGTTAAAGAAGCGGCTGCGAGCAATAAAATTCTCTGTATCGTTGTGTTGGAACATCTTAGCCTGAGCATAAAGTTCGTCTTGTAGCTGCTTCCAAGAATATTCGTAACCTCGACGGTGAAGAATGTTTGTAAACCCGATAGGCTCATTGGTTGCACCGTACTTTGCGCTCAACATGTGGAACATCTGAGCCATTACCCAGCGACGGAATAGCTTGCGGTTAGGCACTGTTCCTGAAGTTGTAATATGCTGGAAGATTGGATCATTGTCGGATAAAATCTCCAGATTACCATGGAGGCTAATTACGATAAAATCGCCACCGTCCGCACCAGTCATAGCGAACAAATTTGACACGTCAACACCAGCATTCTTAAGAGCTTCGATACGCTCCTTTGCAGAGGTTATAGACTTCTTTTCAATTGTAAGGTTTACGCCACAGTTAGGGCATACTACGTTAATTTTCTTTTCCATAATTACGATGAATTTAAATATTATTGAATTTGTTGTTTTTTTTTAATTGTTGTCAAACCATTGGCGAAGTAACACCAAGTCTTTGTCTTTTTTGCTTTGATAGAACCACTTGCCCATCTTCTCTTCGTCCCACTGCCATCCGTTCAATATTTGAGAAAGACAGAGCATTTCTATGATGAAACGAGCCTTTTCACGATTCATTCCGCACCACATCTGTAGGTCTGTAAGTTCCTCTTCTGGGAGAGCCTTGAAGTAGTTTTTACTACGACTCTCAGACCGCTCAGATGGCAAGGAATACTTGTAATCACGATAGGTAGAATCAAGCAGTTTTAAGAACTCGTCGGTGTTAAACACTCGAGGCAACCCTATTGTTTTGCCCTTACAGTTTACATACTTGTCGTTAACTTTCAATGTACGTTCCTGAAAGTTAATCGTAAATTTTGCTCCACGTTCCTCAATGGCTTGGAGTATATCGTCAATATTTTTCATTGTTGTTTTTTGTTATTAAAAGCACTCATCTCGTTGGCGTATGACTATAAGTCCTTGATAATTACAGTAGTATTGAAGGCTCCAACCAGTTAATTAACTGGTAGGCTCCTTCCATTTAAACTACTGTCATTTAAAGTACGAGCCTTGCACTATGTTTCTGGTCACGCTACCAGTTTGATTGCTTATTTGAATTGTTGCTTTCTGTAGGATTTTGATGAATCGATCCGATTGGATTCGACCTTCATCCCAGGCTCCAGGTTTCAATTATGAAACAGGGCCAGGGATGTTGGTGGAATATTATTAATTCGGATCTTTCTAAATATTTCAACCTCACAATCATTGTTGCATATATGTAATTCACTGGGTGTCGCTTTCTATATGTATTTGATAACAGCCGCATTGAGGAGACTGAGTATAAGTGGAACGGACCAGCTTAATTTAAGCTCGGTCCAGGAACGTTACTCGTCGTTCTTATGCTTGCGGATGTTTAAATAATCCAGCCTCATTACATAATCTTGCGATAGATTTGCAGTTCTCAAAGCGTAGTCACGTTACTATATTTGTTTGATATGATCTGTCTTGTTGAGAGATGTTGCCGTAATGGAGTGGTGTAACATCTCTCTAACAAGTCTCAAACGCCGTGTGAAACGGTCGGTAGACGGTTGGAGCGGCGTGAGACGTCTGACAGGTATTAAATAACACTTCTTGTTACTGCTCTCGTGATAGATTTGCTTGTTCTCATTGTCTTCAGTACATTTCTATATTCGTTTGATTGATGAAGCTCATTGAGCCCACTGCTGGGCTACGTGTAATGTGCCCTTCTGTGGGCTTATATGAGCTTCATTCATAAACAAAGACACCTTGAACAAACTGCTGTACTGCATTAGAATGTCATGTGGCGTGGTGCATTTCTTTATCTGTTTGATCATCAACAGGAGCATTCTGGGGTCACTGAGAGCCCAGACTTATCCTGTTGGCTAAATTTGCCACCCTTCATTCTTATTATTGCACTGATTTTGCGTTACAACTGAATGACCAGCGTTTCGTAGACCGACCGACTTGTCAAGAGAGCATTTCGCATACAACTAATAGTCATATAACCCTCAATCTTATCAATCTTGCCACGGTTCGCTTTTACATTTCTTCCTGTACCACGAGCAACACATCCGTTCTTTTGTGTCTTGACATACCCAAGACCTCCGACCTTTCGTTTGCCTGTCTGAACTGCTCTCAAGCAATCCATAACAAACTTATTCAGTTCGTTGAGGTCTCGAACTACGTTGCAGACTGGGAGAATCTGTGTTGCCCAGCTGTGTTTTCCGTCACCCTTGTAAAGATAGCGGTTCACACGATTGACAGCTTTTTTATAAGTTTGTGTTCTGTCCTTAATTGTTCGCTTCTCAATCTCCTTTTGAAATGCTTTAATTCGTGTACTGGAGATTGAAATATCTTTGCCTTTGATTGAATATCCCAGAAATTTAAACCAATGGTCTGAGCTGAGATATTCCACTTTCTTAGGGTTTAGTTGCATTTCCATAAGACTCAGATGTTCTGCAAGTATTACCATTGCCTTATCATAGTTCTCTCCGATAAACAAAATATCATCAGAGTAGCGAACGTAAAACCCACCAAGTTTCGTCATTTTCTCGTCCAGTTCATACAAGACCGTATCGGCAAGCCAACTGGCAACTGCACAGCCTTGTTTTAACGATTGGTACTTACTTTGTAGATTGTTGTCATCATCAAAGTACAAGTCACAGTGATAATAGTCTCGCAAGACCTTTATCAATTTTGATTTGCCGTGTCGTTTCTCAACTTCATCAAACATGTTATCAATGAACTTCAGTGGCACACTATCAAAGTATTTCGATAAGTCTGCTTTAAAACCATAGATGCCCTTTTCAGAGTCACATATCATACGGCTTGCTTCCTTGACAACTTTGCCACATCCGATACCTGTTTGGTATGATTTACAGGCTGGGTGAACCATATCTTTACAAGTTTCAAATAACAAGTCATTGGCAATACTTAACACAACTCTATCCATAGGTTCGTTAATATAAACCGTTCTGAACTCTCCAGGAACATCTTTAGGAATTTGTGCTGTGTGAGGCGGTGCAATTTGATATTTACCGTCACGCATTGCAACATACATTGCAACACGTGTTTTCTCGTCACACAGCTTAATTAGTTGGTCTTTTCGGATGTCTTTACCAACACCCTTTTCAATCGCCTTCGTCCATCTCTCGATGTCGAAGAACATTTCTAAAAGTTTATCTTTCATGCTCCACACATTTCTTCATATGTAAATAACATGGGTTCTCGTCTTTCGTTACCCATAACCTTGTAGCGTATTTCTCCGTCAACAATGCTTTTGGCTTCAGAGATAGCAGCGGCTATTCCGTCCTTTCCAAAGAAACCAAAGCACGAGTCTGTTTGGTCGCCGTCTTTGTCTTCGATAATATATCCATAGACATCGCCACGAATATACTGGTCAAGACATTCAACTTCGTGTTGCATATTCTTTTTGGCAACCTCTTTCCAAGATTGTTCATCGGCTCCGCATTCTCGTATAGTGTCCTCTTTCGTCTGGAGAGCTACGCCAACATAACCGCTGTCCCACTTGTCATTAGGGTGACCTATCCATATAGTAGAGCCACCATGAGAATAACACGATATTGGCATGATAACCACACTATTTTCCAGTGCTTTCTTTACTCTCGCAAATACTTCATCATCCTCAAAATACCATGTAATTCCGTCGTGCCACATTAAATCGTGGTCTACAAGTTCGTTATATAGTTCAGAACAATGTTCTTTCAATAGGTCTGCATACAGGCAGTCAATGTCCTTATACTCGTGCTTGTCAAATATAAGGTTTCTTGAAAAAGACAGTATTTTTGCCACTTTCGACCATTCCCTTGGGCTTTCGGGTTCTGGGTCATAGCACACGTTGATAGTATATCCACGGTACTTTTCATCTTTATACTTATTCATAATTGCGTTATTTTTGCGTTTCGTTTGTTTATGAATAGATGCAGTTAGCGTCCAATGTTGTACGTTATCTACACTTTTTGCATTCTTTAACTCTTACACAGTTTGCTAAAGGGGCATAATTGCCTTGTGTTTCGTCCAGTTTCTTCTGCATCCAGGCAGCGTGTCGTCTCCACCACGCCTTATATAAGGGCGTTTCAATGTTCACATAACCCTTCCAAAATTTGCGGTCTACATAAAGCATTGCACGCACTGTTTTCTTCACTGTTACGAAAGCTATACTACCAGCCAGTTCCATAAACTGGGTGCTTAATTTCTTATTATTTCCCATTGTGTTTGCTTAATTTTGGTTTGCTTTGTTTTAGGCATAGTTGAGGCTTCGCTGTTAAGGGCACAGCCTTCCTCAAAGTGGCTATATTTAGTACAACAGATAACTCTGTTAGGGTTCTCTGGCATTTCTTTGGGGCTGGTATGTTTACAACTTGCCACCAAAGACACAAGACACACTACAAAAGCATAGCGTATCAATTCCATTCCGTTGCATGAACATAATTTCACGCCACGATACTTGCAATTTCTTTTTCTCATAATTCGGGTTATTTTAAGAACATAAATATCTTTTCTTCAGGTTCAAGAACACGGGTAAGTAACTCAAAATATCGGTTGATATTCTTTCCATTAAAAGCCATGTTGTTACGTTGCATACTTTCACACATACTGGCACAATACTCGTGCATTTTTTCCTCATTGTCGAAACGTAAAAGCTGTTCTTTCACCAGCTTTACCTGCTTGTCACGAGAACACAACCAAACTTCTTCGTGCATTACAACCGAAACTACCATTTTATAGCGACGGCAAAACTCGTTTTTATCGAACTTGCTGTTACTATACATCTCTTGCATTTTGCGGAACTCGGAGCCGTTTAATACAACTCCAGTTCTATCATAAAATTCTTTCTTTGTCATAATTCGGGCTGTTTATAGTTTAATTGCGTTTCTTGCACGGGTTTTGTTGCAAAAAGCACGCATTTTGTTAATTTGCTTGTTTGTTGCCTGTTTCACTTCTATACCACGCATCGTGTACTTCCAACTTAGCTTAAATTTGTTGCACATTCCGACAAGTTTAGACGCACTCTGTACGTCGTTTGAGTGAAACGTATAATTGTATAGCCCCGTTTCCTTTGCGTCCTGTATTATCTGCATTTCATAGGGCATTTCTTCCACGTGCTCACGGGTCGAGGGACGACGTACGAGTATATGGAAGAGAATTTTCGCATTTCTTTTCTCTTCTTGCGTCATTTTAGTAAATTTGTTAGTTTAGGGAGCGGGGAGGGAGTCGAACCCTCACCACTGGGCACAATTGTCCCACGTTTCCACATTTCCCGCTCTGTCGGTAGTTAGTTACCGCTTTGTTACTTTGCTTGTTCTGTTTCTGTTTCAGACTCTTCTACGGGCACTAAGTCGTCAAACTTCACACGGAAGTTCAAAGCGTTGAAAGAGGCAACGGCTGCACGGTGCATTTTCTTTTTGCCCGCCTTTCCTTTGCACTCTTCAATATCTTTCTTTGTAGGCGTCAAACCGATACGAGACCATATACTGCTCTCAATATCCCACGATTCTGCTTTGCCGTCGGTAGTACGCACAATTATTGCGGCTGGAGTTGTGGCACGGAGTTTGGTGGCAACGTTTCCATTATCTACCTTTAAGCCTGCTTCCATAATTTTTGCATTCCAAAAGGTAAGCACCACGTTTTTCCATACTCTGAAAATTTCATCTTGTTTGCGACTTACTGGAGTAAAGTTACCACCTGCAAAATTAATTGCTCGTTCTTCTGTTACGCCGTCCTTGTTGGTACGTCGATAAATTAGGGTTACACCTAAAAGATTAACACGGTTAACTTCTGCAAATTCTGTTGCACTGTAATTTCTAACATTTTCCATAATTTTTACTGATTTTTGATTGTTCTGCGTTATTGCATTGTAGGCAGTGCAGGGCTCGAACCTGCACCCCACCAAAGTAGAGTAACCACCCACCCGTTAAGGTTGTGGTAAAGCCTAATTAACGCACTTCTCAGGTTTCACCCCCTGAGAAACACGTTTACAAAATTGTTTCGTACTTCTTTGCCTCTAATGTGAAACGGACTAACTCGAACCAATCGGAAAGCCGTATTTATCGCACTAAGTTCGAGCCATACACATACACGATGTGCCTTTGGCGCTCCCTTTGCGCACGTCCCAAATCCTTTTCGGGCACTATTAGGGCATAACTCTTAGGGACTCCGTTGCGTTGGTGATTGCAACAAGTGCGTGGACACTCGTCTTTTCTCATTTCGGAGTAGGGTGGCAGTTCTTAGCTTTTGCTTTTCACACCTTTTCACAGGGTTTGCACTCTGACTTATGCGCTGGGCATAATTCGGGCACTCTTATGACTTTTCCCTTTTTGCAACGTGGACTATCAAGGTTAAAAAACCTTTATTTTTACGTTGACTTATGTATATAGTCCGTTTGTAGGGCATACGACGGTTTGCGATACTCTCTTTAATAAGTGAACATTACACTTACAAACTGGGTTCTTTTTGCTCGTCAAAAAATTATCATTTTTTAACTCGCTTTTGGCTTTTGCTTTCGCTTTCCAATTTTGGGAGGTTAATTTTTTTGTCTGTCTGGTTCTTTTTAATTCGTTTTTTAATTGGTTTGTAAATTTGTTTTTTAATTCTCTTTTTACCTACTTTTATTACACCTTGCTGTAGGTTGCAAAACGTGCCTTTGAGCGTTATGTGTGGGATAATTCGCACGTTTGAAAGTGACCCTTTAATTAATTGTTGTCATTATTTTTATTTTGACAATGCAAAGTTATGTATATTATTTCAAATGTGCAAATAATTTACAATGTTTTTTGCAAGAAAAATAAAAATAGTTTGTAACTCGTTGATATTCAATAAGTTACAAAATAGGAAAAATCAAGGTAAAATATTATTTTGTATAAGTGCCTGAATATCAGGGAGTTATACGAACACTTATATAAATACTATATAATGTACACACACACGCACACGCACGTTATTATATAATACTATTAAGGAATTGCACAAAAGGGGTAAAAGTGTGCAAATAACAGAATAAGCAAAAAAGAAAGAAGGAAAGAAGGAA